AGCATCTGTTGGTGATAGATTATTTAGAAGTGATGACTCAACAATGAACGGTGTGTTTAGAACTAGAGTAATATTAGTAACACATTTGGATCCAGATGGTGACAATCCTAAAGAAATACAAGTTAGTGAAGTTATATCTTGTGCTAATAATGCTAGTATAACTTTTCAACCAAAGTGCAATCAAAGTTTAACAACTGTAGCGGCTTTAAATCCAGATGGTGATAACGCTAATGAATTTTCTTTATCACAATCATGTGGACTTGTAGATGGGACAACATTAAGTTTTAGTAATAGAAAAAATTATCAATGGCCATTAAATAATATAGAAAATATAACTACAGGATTAAATGTTAGCGGTTCAGTTAACTTGTCTTCAAATACTAAAGTAGATAATTATGAAGACACAACAACAATAATGCCTGACACTGTAGAGGAAAAAATTATAGTTAACAACCTAGCACCTTTTAAAAACACTAAAGGTAAAAAACCAACGATTACAGACGGTTTAGTATCTTTGCAAGATGGTACTGTTGTTTTTAATAAACAAGCAAAACTAGCTTTAGCTGGTGATACAATAACTTTTTTTGGTTATGGTTATGAAAAAATATTAGATTTATGTGGTTATGATATAAGAATAACAGATTTAGCTATGGAATTAACAGAGGTAACTACAACAACAACAGCTGCTTCTAGTAATAGTACTAGTGTTGCTTTAACTGCTATAGATGGAATATTAAACGGAACAAGTACTGTTAGTGGTATTGGTATAGATCCATCTGTAGCAAATCCAACAGTTAACAGTGGAGCAAGTGGTACTGGTAGTGGCACTGTAGTCCTTAGTGCAGCACAAACTCTAGAAGATGGTATAACACTAACATTTAGTGGTGCTGGTAAAGTAGCTACAATAACAGGTAATATAGAGGTTTTAAAAACAGGTACTGCTAATCAAACTATAAAGTTTGATTTAGATAAACTTCTAGCATCGGCTTAAAAGTAAAAAAGCGGTGAAAACTGTGATAATAAATAAATAAAATAATACAATATGTACGAATTTGATGAAAACGGTAATATAATTGGAATAGCTGGGTCTGTACAAGATTTTGGACAACAAGCTACTGGTTACGGATCTATATTACAACCTTTTAATACTAGACAGCTTTATCAAACACCAACTAATCAAGCTGGTCCTATGGGTGTGATTAATACTAATCCAGTTGGTAATGTTGGTGGTGATAATCCGTTTACAAGTGGAAGTAGAACAGCTTATAATATGAGTACAATACCGATGCAAAGTGTAGGTAATTTGGCGGTTAATATGCAAGATCCTGTAATGCAAAAAGCCGTAGTACCATCAGATTTGCAAGCAAGGTTTGACGCAAGTAATACTACTGGTGGTAGTGGTATTGATTTTGCTGGTAATATTCAAAACAACATGAGTCCTCAAAACATAGCTGGAGTTGCTTCTGGTATTGGTGGAATAATACAAGGTTTAGCTGGTAGAGGTAAAAGAAGAGATGCCCAAATAGCTGCTCAAGATGATTATGATAAAATGAGACAACAATATCTTGGTTTAGATACTAGTAATTTAGCTGCGAATGTAGAAAATCCTTATGCTGGTATGGAAAATCCTTATGAAGACTTAGTTGTCAATAGACAACAAGCAGAATTTGAAGCGCAACAAGCAGCGCAATCTAGAGCCAATATAATGGCTAATCTACAAGGTGCTGCTGGAGGTAGTGGTATAGCTGGACTTGCTCAAGCTATGGCTAATCAAGGTCAAATTCAAGCACAGAAAGCAGCTGGAAGTATTGGTTTACAAGAATCTAGAAACACATACGCTAAAGCACAAGGCGCTATGAAAGTACAAATGATGGAAAGAAAAGGCGCTGATTTAGCACAGCGATTAAGATTATCTGGTGAAGAAACCGCTAGAAGCTTAGAATATCAAAAAACAGGAACTTTATTTGGTATGGCTCAACAAGATTTAGCTGCCGCAAACCAAGCTATTGCAGCTGGTGATGCTGCATTATACGGTGGTATTGGACAGGTTGCTGGAACATTAGGTATGATGGCTTTGTCTGATAGAAAACTAAAGAAAAATATAAATTTAGTAGGTAAATCACCTAGTGGTTTAAATATATATAATTTTGAATATATAAATTCAAAATATGGTGATGGTATATATCAAGGTGTAATGTCTGACGAAATACCTTCACATGCTATTGTTGATAATAATAATGGTTACGATATAGTAGATTACAACATGATAGATGTTGAATTTAAAAGAATAAATTAATATGGCAAAAAAAAGATCATATAATCCAAATACGGTTTTAATACAAGGACAACGTGACGTTGCACAATCTCAAGCTATGATGAACTTAGCTGGTTCAACAGCTTTTGCAAAAGGTTTTACTGATAGTATTTTATCTGGAATAGAAGAACAAGAAAAAAGTAAAGCTAAAATGGATGCTTACGCTAGCATGATAAAAGCTCCTGACAATATAATGATGGTTGATGAAGCTAATAGACCTGAAATACTTAAATTTGTTCAACAAGCTAGAGCAAAGGTAGTGGATTTAGCAAAAGGATATGAAGCAAGTAAAGATCAAAATCTTTTAGATGAAATTCAAATGGAAAAAGCAAAAATTGTTAATTTGAATAACCAACTAATGGGTTACACTACTGAGCAAAAGCAATATATGGTGGCTAGTGACAAAAACCAAATAGCACGTGGTCAAAGTTTTGATTATAAAAAATATGATAATATATATAGTAAAAATAGTGCTTTTAATATAGATTCAGATGGTAATATTGGTTTTATAACAGAAGGTGTATATGACAAGTGGAACGATATGTCTGGTAAATGGAATGTTAATAATAACATATGGGGATCAGCAACATTAAAACTTGATAGTGCTATTGTTAGCAACGCAAAAAAAGGTGCTGGGTTTGATGCACAAGGAATAAAAAACAACGTGATGGATATGTTTAAACAAATGGGTCCAGAAGAAATACAAGTTGCAGTAGAACAAGACGTAACTGGAGATGCTTATGAAAATTTATCTTTTGAATCTATATGGAGTGGTGGTGGTATGGATCCTAAATACTATAAAGGTTTTGAAAGTTTTAAAAAGAAAGATGGTACTTATGAAACTGGTTGGATGTTTGATGATAACAATACTAGAGAAACTATTCGTTTAATGTCAGATTATACTACTGATGTTTTACAAACTAGACACGATGCTAATTTCATAAAGAAAGAAACTAGAACTGGAAGACAACAAACTGGAGCTGGCGTTTTAGGTGGTTTTAAAACTTGGGCACAAATTGATGACGTAGCACAAGATATAAAAAATAAACAAGATCACACTGACTTAAATGGTTTTTCTTGGAAATGGGATAGTAAATTAAATACATTTGTAACGGCGGATGGTAAAGGAACTAAAAGAACACCTCAACAGCTATTGAGTCGTAATCAAATAAAATATTTATATCCAGACATGTTTAAAGTAAATACAGAATTCAAAGACGAAGAGTAATATGAATGAATTTTATGAGTTTGAAGGTACAACATACGAAGTAAGTCCAGGTAAATTAGATGCTTTTATGGCTAAATTTCCTAACGCTACTAAAGCTCAAAAGTCTTTTGAAATAGGCTCTTTAGATGAAAATTTTATGCCAATGCAAGATGGTCCTTTAATACCTGGAGAAGGTATATTGACAGAGGATCAAGTTAACGATCAAAAACGTCATGCTGAAATAGAAGAAATTACTAGAGAAAATTTAAAAGAAACATATTCTAATATAACTGGCGTGCCTAAATTTGCTTTACCATTTATAGCTAACTTTTTTGGTGGTGGAGCTGGTTTAATTAGTGATAAAATTAAAGCTGTAGAAGCTACGTATGAAAACATTATAGGTATGTCTGCTGAAGAACAAAGGCAAGATGGTAGAAATCCTATGTCTGTAGCATTAGATAGTTTTCATGATTTTACAGATGCTTTTGATACTAAATATTATGATGAACAAGGCAAATCACTGCAAGTTGATGAGTTAATTGAAAGAAAAGAGTATGATAAAGCTGCTAGATTAGGAGCAGAACAAGCAGCTGAATCAGCACCGTCTATGATAGCTAGCGCTTATAATCCATTACTTGGAGGCGCTTTAATGGGTGTATCCGCGGCAGGTGGAACTTATTATGATGATTTAGAAAACAGACCAGATGCTACAATTAATGATGTTATAAAAAATTCTATATTAGCAGGTAGTTCTGAATTCCTTACAGAGTTAGCTGGTGGATATTTGTTTAGAAGAATTGGTAAAATCGGTCGAGAATTAAAAGGAACTGGTAACGCAGAAAAAGTAGCAAAAGAATATACAAAAAGTTTTGCAAATAAATTTATAACTAGAACTTTTACTGCTGGTATTGGTGAGGGTGTTACTGAAGGTGTAAACTCTGCTATTCAAGATTTAAGTGAAGATTGGGTTTATGATGAGGCTTTTGATAAAAAACAATTTTTTAGTAATATTGTTAATAGTGTTGTACCAGCTTTAATGTTAGGTGGGTTTGGTGGCGGTATGTCTACTCTTAACAGGCAAGATAGAATGGATCTTTACAAGTTTACTGCAGATGGTAAATGGAAAAGAAAGTATATGAATATAGGTTCTAAAATATACGAAACATCTAACGATTTAAAAAATGCAGATACAAAAGCTACTAAAGCTATATTCGAAGGTAAGTTAAAAGATTTACAAAAACAAAAGCAAAAACATGAACAAGACTTGTTTGATGCTATGGAAAACTTATCTGACAAAGAACTTACTGATAGAGCTAAAAGGATAGATAAAATAAATAAAAACGCTGGTATTGTTGGTAATAATAAATATTCGCAAACAGCACAGAAAGAAGCAGAACAAGAAACCTTAGAATTATTACAAAAAAACTATGATACTTTAGGATTAGAGTATACAGCTCAAGATATTTCTGTTGACAAACTTATAAGTGAAAGTTTAAAAGCTAGTGAAAGATTAGATCCTATGTTAAAAAAGCTAAAGGGTATAAACAAAGAAGATCTTGAAACGCAAGTAATAAGAACAGATAAAGAGTTAGAGGCTTTACCTGAAAACATAAGAAAAAATGTTGAATCTGGTGATGGTTATTTTTTAGCTAAAGATAAAGATGGTAAAGCTAAAATATATATAAATGCTAAAATAGCGGGATTAACTGGTGCTACAAATGTTGTAGGTCACGAGTTATTGCACTATATGATATCCAGAAAGTTTAAAACTGATAATAAATCTATGAAGCCTTTTATAGATAATTTAAAAAGTTATTTACAAGAAAATCATGCTGATGTTTATAAAAGATTACAAACTAGAATAGATAATTTTTATACTAATCCAGACGGCACTATAAAAGACGGCGCGTTAGAAGAATATTTAGAAATATTTTCTGATTTAGTTGAAACACAAAAAATTGATTTAAAAGAAAACGAATCAAAAGGCTTTAGAGATAGTATGAAAGATGTTTTACTAGGCTTTGGTTTAGGTGGTGGTAAAACAGGTTTAGGCCAAGGTGAAGTTCAGTTAGATACAGCTCAAGATTTTATAAAGTTTATAAGAGCTTATAATAAAAATATAAATAGAAAAGGTTTGCTTGGTAAACTTATGGGCGCTAAAATACTAGATGTTAAGTTAAAAAGTAAAACATTAAAAAAAGGAGAAACAGAAACTATTGAGAAAAAATCTATGTCAGCCGCGGAAGTAAAGCAGGCTGAGGAAAGGGTTACAGAAATAGGTTTGACATATAATTTTGAAGGAGGTAAAAAACTTTGGGATGAAAAAGGTGCTGACGCTGCTATTAAGGAAATAACCACAGACGGTTTATTAGATAATTTAATAGCCTCTAAATACAAGGTTGAAAATGTACCTGTTGATTTTGTTAAAGATGTATTGGCTCAATTAACTTCTGACATAAAAGGTTTTAATCCAGAAATTAACAATGATTTAGGTGGATACTTGGGTCCTAGAATAACTTTTAGAGCTGGTGATGTTTACAAAAAAATATATGAAAAGAAGGGTCCGGCTACAGTACCTACAGAAGCAAAAACAAAAGAAGGAGAAGTAAAAGTTCAAGTTAAAGCAGAGAAAGATGTGGCGATGGAAGAGCTTGAAACTAAAGACATTGGTATTGCCGCGCAAATACAAGAAAGACAAGCCGAGAAAGAAGGTAAAAAAGAAGTAGAAATACAATCTAAATTTAGAAAAGCTATAGGTATTGAAACTGGTAGTGATTTGTATAATAAAGTTTTAGATTCAGCACGTAAAGCGTTGTTAAGAGCTTATAAAGTAGGTACTTCTGCAAGAAATATACAAAGAAAATTAAGAGATGAAGCTAATTTATATTTATTTAAAGATGTTAAAAACTTTCTAGGTACTAAAAAATACGTTAGTAATTTAAAAAAATTTAGAGAAGCTATAGTAGATGTTATGTTTACAGCTGACTTAGTACAAATGGAAAGAGAAATTGCAGATGATAAAAGAGTTTTTACTAAATTTGTTAGAAAACTAACATCGAAAAAAGAAGTTGAAGATGCTGTTAATGCTAAATTATTACCAGAAAGTGCTTTAAACATAATAGACAAAGGTACTGCTGTTAGTTTATATAAAAAGAAAAATGTTACAGAAGCTGGGTTTTTATCATTTTTTGATATTCCTGCTTTTAATCCTGTTACTGGAAAAAGATCTGGTAAACGTGGCACGAGAAAAGATCAATTAGCTAAATATATATCAGGCGCCTTAGCTTACGATGCTACAATGGAAGTCGCGCAAGAACCTGAGGTTATAGAAAAAAGACAACAAATAGCAGAGTTAAATGGTGAAAATATAAATACTGATGATATACAAACTTTAGGAGCTTCTATTGGTAGAGATCCTAGCGTAAAGTTTTCACTTACTAGTGATCAAGTTGTTGATAATTTACAAGTTAGAATTGAAGAACTAATAAACAATGCTAATAAAGATAAGAATTATTTAAACAAAATAATTACTGTTGAAAGAGATAAAAATGGTAATCCTGTAAAATACACTCTAAACACAAGCCTTGAAAGAGATAAAAGTATGCCAGGTCCTAAACAGCACTCTAGAAAAAATAAAGACGCTGTTGCTAGAATAGTATATAAATATGTAATAAACAACGAATATGGTTCTATTGTAAATGATAAAAAGCTAGAATCACAATTATTAAAAGATATAATTCGTGACAATAATAAAGGTAAAACAACAAACCTTGGTATAGCTCACGAAAACATGATTAAAAAACTATTTCAAAACACTGTTGATTTAACAAAATCTGTTTTACAAGTTGTAGGTGGTGGTAAACTAGGCGATATATATATATCTTTACCAGGTATTATTTTAGGTATAGAAACTAAATTAGAAAAAGCTAGAGCAGTTTCTCAATCATTAACTTTTTTGAATAATAATTTAGATATTAATTTTACAAACAAAAATAATACTACAAATGAAAACGGTGATTTATTTGATGATATTATAGGTAAAGAAATACAAAAAAACTACCAAAAGTTTTTAAAAGATTTACCTAAAGAACTTGGTGAGGTAAAAAACTTTAAACTTAATCAACAACAAGCTGATTGGTTAAAAGCAAATGGAAGATCAAATTATTTAGCTGAAATAGAAGTACCTGTTGAATATATAGCTTCTGCTTATGCTAGCGGTAAATATAAAAATGCATCGCAGGGTTTTATTGTTATAGGTAGAAATATATACCGCATGGTTACAGGTAATAGTGCTATTGACAATATAACAAGTAATATTGTAGCTCAATCAGGTTTAGATATAAAAGATTTACAACTAATTAAAGGTAAAAAAGTTAAGTTAGTTGCTGAATTTATGTCAGACATTGGTAGAAATAAAAAAATAAACTTTAGAATAGCAGGTAGAATAAACGTTGCTGATTATGTAGCATCTAACATTGATATAACTAACAGTAAAATAAATAAAAAGTTTATAAAAGCTGTTGGTGTTACTTTCAACAATCAAGCTACAAGAAAACTAAGTAAATCAGCTATATTTTCTCGCTCAACTAATAATCCAACAAAAGGTATTACTGTTTTAGATTTTGATGACACGTTAGCAACTACTAAATCTTTAGTTAAATATACTACACCAGATGGTAAAACTGGAACTTTAAACGCTGAAGAATATGCTAAAACATATGAAGATTTATTAAATAAAGGATATAAGTTTGATTTTTCAGAATTTAATAAAGTTGTAAAAGGTAAGTTAGCTCCACTATTTCAAAAAGCATTAAAGTTGCAAAACAAGTTTGGCTCTAAAAACATGTTTGTATTAACTGCTAGACCACCAGCTGCTCAACAAGCTATATTTGATTTTTTAAAAGCTAATGGTTTAAGCATACCTTTAGAAAATATAACAGGTCTTGGTAATTCTACAGCTGAGGCTAAAGCGCTTTGGATAGCTGGTAAAGTTGGTGAAGGTTATAATGATTTTTATTTTGCTGATGATGCTTTGCAAAATGTACAAGCTGTTAAAAATATGTTAGATCAGTTTGACGTTAAGTCTAAAGTTCAACAAGCTAAAGTTAAGTTTAGTCAATCAATGGATAGTGACTTCAACAAAATACTAGAAGACGTTACTGGTATTGAAGCTAAAAAACGTTTTTCAGAAATTAAAGCTAGAAAGCGTGGTGCTAGTAAAGGTAAATTTAGATTATTTATACCACCATCACATGAAGACTTTGTAGGTTTATTATATAACTTTATGGGTAAAGGTAGAAAAGGTGATCAACATAGAAACTTTTTTGAACAAGCTTTAGTTAGACCATTAAATAGAGCTTACAGAGAAATAGATACGGCTAAACAAGCTATAGCAAATGATTATAAATCTTTAAACAAACAATTTCCAGAAGTTAAAAAGAAATTAACAAAAGAGACTCTTGATGGTGATTTTACTTTTCAAGATGCTATAAGAGTGTATTTATGGAATAAACATGGTTATGATATACCTGGTTTAACTAAAACTGATCAAGCTAAATTAGTTGAACTAGTAATGAATGATGCGGACTTAATACAGTACGCTGAAACTTTAAATGTTATATCTAAACAAGATACGTATGTAGATCCGGGTCCAAGTTGGGAAACAGGTAATATAAGAATAGATTTAATAGATGCTACCGGTAGAGTTGGTAGAGCGCAGTATTTTACTGAGTTTAACGAAAACGCTGAAACAATATTTTCACCAGAAAATTTAAATAAAATTGAAGCTGCTTATGGTAAAGATTTTAGAGAAGCTTTAGAAGACATGTTACATGCTATTAAAACTGGTATTAATAGACCTAAAGGTGCTAATGCTAAACCAAATATGTTTTTAAACTGGTTAAATGCTTCTGTATCTGGAGTTATGTTTTTTAATACTAGATCTTCAATACTACAGCAAATGTCTATTGTTAATTATATAAACTTTGCTGATAATAATATGTATGCAGCTGGCAAAGCTTTTGCTAATCAACCTCAATACTGGAAAGACTGGGCGTTTATATTTAACTCTGACATGTTGAAACAAAGAAGAGGTGGTATTGGTACAGATATAAATGGTGCTGAGCTTGCAGAAGCAGTTAAAAAAGCTAGGCCTAATAATTTATTTGATCAAGTAGCTATAATAACAGGTAAATTACTTAAACTAGGGTTTTTACCTACACAAATTGGTGATAACATTGCAATTGCTACTGGTGGTGCTACTTTTTATAGAAACAGAATAAACAAGTATATAAAAGATGGCATGAGCAAAAAAGAAGCTGAAGCAGCTGCTTTTACTGACTTTCAAAATTTAACACAATCAACTCAGCAGTCGTCAAGACCTGATATGACATCACAACAGCAAAGATCTTGGATAGGTAAGTTTATATTAAACTTCCAAAATATAACATCGCAATATAATAGAATAATTAAAAAAGCCGCTTTAGATGTTATGAAAGGTAGAATATCACCACCATACACAACTAAAGCACAAAGTAATTTAGGTAATTTATCTAAGATACTATATTACGGTGGCATACAAAACGTTTTATTCTATAGTTTACAAACAGCTTTATTTGCGGTTATGTTTGATGATGATCAAGATGAGGATCAAATACTAAAGAAAAGAGAAAGAGTTATAAATGGTAGTATTGATTCTATATTAAGAGGTTCTGGTATATACGGCGCTGTTGCATCTACGCTTAAAAACATGGTTATAAAGTTTAACCAGCAAAGAGAAAAAGGTTATAATAAGGATGAAAGCGCTGTATTAATGGAAGCTTTAAATCTTTCGCCTATTGTTGGTATTAGAGCTAGAGGTATTGTTAATGCTGAAAAAACTCTTAATTATAACATGCCTGTTATAAAAGAAATGGAAACTTTTGACCTTGACAATCCTATGTGGTCAGCCGTTACTAATTATGTTCAAGTAGCTGGATTTCCTGCAAATAGATTATATCAAAAAAGTATAAACATGCGTAACGCTCTTAATACAGATTACACTAATTTTCAAAGAGCTTTGTTTTTTAGTGGTTATACTACTTGGAGTTTAGGTTTGGGTGATAACGAGGCTATAATAGAAGCAAAAGAAAAAGCTAAGATAAATAAGACTAACACAAAGAAAAGAAAAAAGAAAAGCATAGAAAAAATATTTAAAGAAAAATCATTATAACTAAATAATTAAAAAAATAAGTGATAATAAAACAATGGTAAAAAGACTAATAATATTATTAACAATATTTATAACTGCTTGTACAGCTCCAAAAAAATGTTGTTCACAAATACAAGAAATAAATATTAAAAAACTTTTAAAGTTTTCTACGTTTTATGCCGCTGTAAATGGTGGTACTTCACTTTCTGATGTTGATGTATTTTCTGTAGATAACGGTTTGTCTACACAAACTATTTCAACTCCTTATGATTATAATTTTACCATAGGTTTACGTAAGATAGCAAGATTTGGGTATGAAAACAAAGCACAAACGTTTTACGATGGTACGGAATCTAATTATAGTGATGCGGCCACTGTAGGTAAAGTTAAAGGAGTTGAATACTTGTTTGAAGTAGATTACAAAAGACAAGAAGGTGTTGACTATATGGATCAACATCATTTTATTAGATTTAGCTCTGATGATGGTTGTCCTAGTGGTTTATGTGTAAACTATTTTGCTTTAAAATTAGAATACTTACAAGATGGTTTTGCTGATGTAGAGTATTTTGAAGCATCAGAGAGATATAGACATCGTAAAGGTAAAAATTTATCTTGGAATATAGGGTTAACACATAGACTAGCAGAACCATATGGTTATAATGCTTTAGACGAATGGATGTTAGCCAATGGTAATATTCACTACACTTATTTAGCAATACAAGAAGGTTATACAGTGGATGTGTATAGCAACGAATACTATAATCCAGCTGGTGAGCTTGTAGCAACAAGTGCAGAGGTTTGGGAAGCGGTTGTTATACCAGAAGTATTATCAGATTATACACAAAGAAAAAGAAATGAATTAAGCAAAACAATACAGCACTCTATGGTTGTAGGTTTTGATTATTATAAATACACTAAATCAAATTGGATGCATGCTTGGGGAAGCTTAATGCCTTATCATTATGATGACGGTAGTGAGTTTAGTTATCACAACTATGTTGATGGACAATGGTATGATTATTCATTTGGATTTATATATGGAATAAAACAAAATAAAAGTTTAGGTTATTTTGTAGAAGGAAAATACAATAAGTACTGGAACAGAGAATGGTACGATTTTAAATTAGGGTTAAATTACGTTATATTTTAAAATGGCAAAAGAATTAAATGAAGACACAGGTTTTACTATTAGTATAAAAACTATGATAGCTATAGGTTTTGGTATGGCAACTATAATTGGTATGTGGTTTGCATTACAAGCAGATATTGCTGAAGCAAAAGAACTACCTGTAATACCACCAGATGAAGTTACACGTATGGAGTTTAATATGAAGGATCAAATGATTCGTAATACCATTATGGAAACTCAAGACGATGTAAAAGAAATCAAGGCGTCTATAGAAAAAATAGAAGATAAATTATATAATAGATAAATGAAAAAATTATTATTTTTATTAATACTATTTAGTAATACTGCATTTGCTCAAATAGAATTAAAGCATTTTAACGCTGGTTGGAATAGTGCTAATGATGTGCCTTGGTTTATGGACCTTAAAGACTGTAAAACAATAGGACATACTGATATAGCTACCGATACAGAAGCCCAAACAAAATACAAAATAGCAGTTGTACCAACTATTATTATATTTAAAGATGGAGAAGAAGTTGCTAGATTTCAAGCAGATTTAAGTTTTAAAATGGTAGCAACAAAAGAAGAAGTACAAGAAGAAATAGATAATCAATTAATGAGTGACTTTTAATTATGCCAGGATCAGAAAAACAAAATAATATGTTTGAAGCATCACCTTTAGATTTTAAACAAAAAGGTAATCCTATGCCAGTGACTAGCTGTGGACGTAGAAGAAACGATGGCTCACCTTTGTTTAAAAGAAAAAAGAGTAACGAACCTAGAAAAACTACAAAAGGTAAAGGTCGTAACTTTAGAACAGTCAAGGAAGGCGCTGGGATGACTTCTAAAGGAGTTAAAGAATATAGACGTAAAAACCCTGGAAGTAAGCTTAAAACAGCTGTAACGGGAAAAGTTAAACCTGGCAGTAAAGCTGCTAAAAGAAGAAAATCGTTCTGCGCTAGATCAAAAGGTTGGACCGGTGAAAGAGGTAAAGCCGCTAGACGTAGATGGAAATGTTAAAATAATAAACTATGGGATACGTAAGTCATGCACAAAGAAAAGCCGTACATGCTAGTAAAGCTGACGGTGGTAAAGGTAATCCGAATAAAATGAAAAAAAGTTCGGCATTAAAAAAAATATCTGCAGCTTGTAAAGCGGCTGCAAAAAAGAAATTTAAAGTTTGGCCTAGTGCTTATGCTTCTGGTTGGGGCGTAAGATGTACTAGAGCTGGTGGACCAGGTAAATTTGGTGGTGGTAAAAAGAAAAAGTAATGCTTAAGGATTTTGATATAAAACCTTTTAAAAAAAAGAAACCACCAGTAGATAGTGGTTATACTACTCGTACAGAAATAAACGAACTTAAAAAAATACCTTTAAATAAAAAGTTTGTAAAAGATTATGATGATATAGAAGCTGCTTTTAAAAAAACAGCAAAAGAACAAGGTATAAAAGATTATGATAAAAATATTGCTGCTAAGCTTATAAAAGATTCAGCACCTGTAATATTAGAATTAAAGAAACATCATAATAGAAAAAGACCTTATGAGTTAGATAAAAAATTAAAAGCAATTGTTTTAAAATCTATGCAAACACCTTCATACCCATCAGGACATTCTGTTCAGGGTATGTTAATAGGTAATGCTTTAAAAAATAAATATGGTAAATCTGCTTTCATGCAGACCGCTAAAAATATATCTTATAGTCGTAGAGTTGCCCGCGCTCACTATAAGTCAGACAGTAAAGTGGGTGAAGATATAGGTAACTCAATGTATAAACATATTAAAAACAAAATTTAAAATGAATAAAAAAGCCGCAATAAAAATGAAAAAAGCTCCAACTAAATTTAACGCAAAATTAAGAAAAGCAAAAGCTGACGGTAAATTAAGCCCAGAATTTGCTTC